GATGGCTGCTTAAAAAAAGAACAAATGGTAGTGTCCGCTATTGCCAGTACACCTCAAACTACTCATTGCCAGATGGGAACTGACCGCAGAACAGGCTGTCGCACAGCAGTTAAAAAATCAGGTGTCAAAAGGAAATCTTATCGATACCGGATTTTGTATTTTTGCCCTTAGTAAGCTGGCGATGGCTTTATCCAGTACGCTTGACTCCATTCCTTTGTCCATGCAACGACAGTTCCCGGATTTAACGCCGCGTCATATTGATCATCTGAAAATCCTTATTGCTAAGGGAGCGAATCAGTGCGCGCGTGCGGGGGATAAATTACCGGATTTACTCGATGAATATATCAGAACAACAACTGAGTAATATGATGGTGGCAGTCACTATCGCACTGCAGCCACTGGTCAGGGTATTGCCGGTGACGGCTGTAGAATGGGCCGATCAAAATTATTACCTGCCTAAAGAATCGTCATACGGTGAGGGGGAATGGAAAACGCTGCAGTTTCAGGTCGCCATCATGAACTGCATGGGCAATGACGAGATTCGTACAGTTAACCTGATTAAATCTGCCCGTGTTGGTTATACAAAAATGGTGCTTGGTGTGATCGGGTATTTTATTGAGCACAAATCCCGCAACACTCTTCTTTTTCAGCCGACGGACTCAGCTGCTGAAGATTTTATGAAGTCTCACGTGGAAGCAACAATTCGTGATGTTCCTTGCCTGAAAAAACTTTCTCCCTGGCTGGGCCGGAAACACCGGGATAATACGCTCACACTGAAGCGTTTTTCCTCTGGTGTGGGGTTCTGGTGTTTGGGTGGTGCTGCTGCCAAAAACTACCGTGAAAAATCTGTCGATGTGGTCTGCTATGACGAACTCTCCTCGTTTGAACCGGATGTGGAAAAAGAAGGTTCGCCAACACTGCTTGGCGATAAACGTATTGAAGGTTCGGTATGGCCAAAATCCATACGCGGTTCAACGCCAAAAATTAAAGGCTCCTGTCAGATTGAAAAAGCTGCGAATGAATCTGCGCATTTCATGCGGTTTTATGTCCCTTGCCCTCATTGCGGGGAGGAGCAGTATCTGAAGTTTGGCGATGATGCGACGTCGTTTGGCCTGAAATGGGAGAAGGGTAAACCGGAAACGGTGTATTACCTGTGTGAACATAATGGCTGCGTGATCCGTCAGTCTGAACTTGATCAGACCGGGGGGCGCTGGATTTGTGACAATACCGGGATGTGGACGTGTGACGGTCTGACGTTTTTCAGTGCTTCGGGTAATGAAATTCCGCCGCCGCGCTCCATCACTTTCCATATATGGACGGCGTACAGTCCGTTCACCACCAGGGTACAGATAGTCTGTGACTGGCTGGATGCACTGAAAGATCCCAACGGCGTGAAAACTTTTGTGAACACCACGCTGGGCGAGACCTGGGAAGAGGCCGTGGGCGAAAAACTCGATCACCAGGTACTGATGGATAAGGTTGTGCCTTACACGGCAACGGTGCCTGTCCGGGTGGTTTATCTGACGGCGGGCATTGACTCGCAGCGAAACCGTTTTGAGATGTATGTCTGGGGGTGGGCTCCGGGAGAGGAAGCCTTTCTGGTGGATAAAATCATCATCATGGGACGTCCTGATGAGGAAGAGACGCTGTTACGTGTGGATGCGGCGATCAATAAAAAATACCGCCATGCAGACGGTACCGAAATGACCATTTCCCGTGTCTGCTGGGATATCGGGGGGATCGATGGCGAAATCGTGTATCAGAGGTCAAAAAAACACGGTATTTTCCGGGTACTGCCGGTAAAAGGTGCCTCTGTCTATGGCAAGCCGGTGATCACCATGCCGAAAACCCGCAATCAGCGGGGTGTGTATCTGTGTGAGGTGGGGACGGATACCGCAAAAGAAATTCTCTATGCCCGAATGAAGGCCGATCCCACCCCTGTGAATGAGGCCACATCGTATGCCATCCGCTTTCCTGATAATCCGGAGATTTTTTCGCAGACAGAGGCACAACAACTGGTGGCGGAGGAACTGGTGGAAAAGTGGGAAAAAGGAAAGATGCGTCTGTTGTGGGATAACAAAAAGCGGCGTAACGAAGCGCTGGACTGCCTGGTGTATGCCTATGCGGCATTACGTGTGTCCGTGCAACGCTGGCAACTTGATCTGGCTGTGCAGTTGCATCCCGCAAGGATGCAACTGCACAACCGACCCTTGAAGAACTGGCAGCGAAGCTGTCCGGAGGAGTGAATGGTTACAGTCGCTGAACTGCAGGCGCTGCGTCAGGCGCGCCTTGATTTATTAACCGGTAAACGGGTTGTGTCGGTACAGAAAGACGGTCGCAGGATCGAATATACGGCAGCGTCCCTGAATGAGCTTAACCGTGCGATCAACGATGCGGAGTCGGTTCTGGGTACGACCCGACGCCGCCGACCGCTGGGAGTGAGGTTATGAAACGAACGCCTGTCCTGATTGATGTGAACGGCGTTCCGCTTCGTGAGAGTCTCAGCTACAACGGAGGCGGCGCAGGATTTGGCGGGCAAATGGCAGAGTGGTTACCACCGGCGCAGAGTGCCGATGCGGCCCTGTTGCCTGCATTGCGTCTGGGGAATGCCCGGGCAGATGATCTGGTGCGCAATAACGGTATCGCGGCTAATGCGGTGGCCCTGCATAAGGATCATATCGTCGGGCACATGTTTCTTATCAGCTACCGTCTGAACTGGCGTTGGCTGGGGATGCGGGAGACCACGGCAAAAAGTTTTGTCGGGGAGGTGGAAGCAGCCTGGTCGGAATACGCAGAAGGAATGTTTGGCGAGATCGACGTGGAAGGGAAACGCACGTTTACGGAATTTATCCGTGAAGGGGTGGGCGTGCATGCCTTTAACGGCGAAATCTTTGTGCAGCCGGTCTGGGATACGGAAACCACGCAGTTATTCCGTACGCGTTTTAAAGCCGTGAGTCCGAAACGGGTGGACACGCCAGGACACGGTATGGGGAACCACTTTCTGCGGGCCGGGGTTGAGGTCGATCGGTATGGGCGGGCGATTGCGTACCATATCTGTGAGGATGATTTTCCGTTCTCTGGTGCCGGACGCTGGGAGCGGATCCCGCGTGAGCTTCCCACCGGGCGTCCGGCCATGCTGCATATTTTTGAGCCGGTGGAGGACGGGCAGACCCGTGGGGCTAATCAGTTTTACAGCGTAATGGAGCGGATGAAGATGCTGGACTCCCTGCAGGCCACGCAGCTTCAGTCGGCCATTGTGAAGGCGATGTATGCAGCCACAATCGAAAGTGAACTTGATACCGAAAAGGCATTTGAATATATCGCGGGGGCACCGCAAGGTCAGCAGGATAATCCGCTTATTAATATTCTGGAGAAGTTCACCCGCTGGTATGACACGAATAACGTGACGCTGGGCGGTGTTAAAATTCCGCACCTTTTTTCCTGGCGATGCGCTGAACCTGCAGACAGCGCAGGATTCAGACAATGGATTTTCGGCGCTTGAACAGGCGCTGCTGCGGTATATTGCAGCCGGTCTTGGCGTTTCCTACGAACAGTTGTCCCGTGATTACTCGAAGGTCAGTTACTCAAGTGCCCGCGCCTCCGCCAATGAGTCGTGGCGCTATTTTATGGGGCGGCGAAAATTTATTGCGGCCCGGCTGGCCACGCAGATGTTTTCCTGCTGGCTGGAAGAGGCGCTTCTTCGGGGGATTATTCGTCCGCCACGGGCGCGTTTTGATTTTTACCAGGCGCGTTCAGCCTGGTCACGGGCAGAGTGGATTAGCTCCGGAAGAATGGCCATTGACGGGCTCAAGGAGGTCCAGGAATCGGTGATGCGCATTGAGGCCGGACTGAGCACGTATGAGAAAGAACTGGCACTGATGGGCGAAGATTATCAGGACATTTTCCGCCAGCAGGTCAGGGAATCCGCAGAGCGCGAAAAAGCCGGACTCTCACGTCCGGTGTGGATAGCCCAGGCGTATCAGCAGCAGATAGCGGAGAGTCGCAGGCCGGAAGAGGAGACAACATCACGTGAGACGTAATCTTTCACATATTATCGCTGCGGCATTCAATGAGCCGCTGCTTCTGGAGCCCGCCTATGCGCGGGTTTTCTTTTGCGCGCTCGGGCGTGAGATGGGCGCAGCAAGCCTTTCGGTACCGCAACAGCAGGTACAGCTTGACGCTCCCGGGATGCTGGCTGAAACGGACGAGTACATGGCCGGAGGCAAACGACCTGCCCGTGTTTACCGGGTGGTGAACGGTATTGCTGTACTGCCGGTGACCGGCACGCTGGTACACCGGCTGGGTGGCATGCGGCCATTTTCCGGAATGACTGGCTATGACGGCATTGTCGCCTGTCTTCAGCAGGCAATGGCGGACACTCAGGTACGGGGCGTACTGCTGGACATTGACAGTTCTGGCGGGCAGGCCACCGGCGCGTTTGACTGCGCTGACATGATTTACCGTCTCCGGCAGCTGAAGCCTGTCTGGGCACTGTGCAATGACACGGCCTGTTCAGCCGCCATGTTACTGGCATCGGCCTGCTCCCGACGGCTGGTTACCCAGACATCCCGTATCGGCTCCATTGGGGTGATGATGGGCCATGTCAGCTATGCCGGTCATCTGGCACAGGCCGGTGTGGATATCACGCTGATTTACGCCGGATCGCACAAGGTGGATGGCAATCAGTTTGAATCCCTGCCAGCAAAGGTTCGCCAGGACATGCAGCAGCGCATTGATGCGGCGCGCCGGATGTTTGCTGAAAAAGTGGCGATGTATACCGGTTTATCTGTGGATGCGGTTATGGGAACAGAGGCCGCCGTTTTTGAAGGTCAGTCCGGTATTGAGGCCGAACTGGCGGATGAATTAATCAATGCGTCGGACGCCATCAGCGTGATGGCTGCGACGCTGAACACACACGATACAGGAGGCACTATGCCGCAATTAACTGCAACGGAGGCTGCCGCGCAGGAGAACCAGCGAGTGATGGGGATCCTGACGTGTCAGGAAGCGAAAGGACGTGAACAACTGGCCACGATGCTGGCAGGGCAACAGGGTATGAGCGTTGAGCAGGCCCGGGCGATTCTGGCCGTGGCGGCACCGCAACAATCTGGTGTATCTGCGCAGAGTGAAGCCGATCGCATTATGGCATGTGAAGAGGCGAAAGGACGTGAACAACTGGCGGCAACGCTGGCGGCGATGCCGGAGATGACGGTGGAAAAAGCCCGTCCGATTCTGGCTGCTTCACCGCAGGCGAATGCCGGACCCTCACTTCGTGATCAGATTATGGCCCTGGATGAGGCAAAAGGGGCAGAGGCGCAGGCTGAAAAACTGGCGGCCTGTCCGGGGATGACCGTGGAGAATGCCCGGGCTGTACTGGCGGCAGCCTCAGGCAGGGCAGAACCGGTTTCTGCATCCACAACCGCCATGTTTGAACATTTCATGGCGAACCATTCACCGGCAGCGGTACAGGGTGGCGTGCCACAGACGTCAGCAGACGGTGATGCGGACGTGAAAATGCTCATGGCCATGCCATGAAGTCAGTGCTGACCATCAATATGAGGTTTTTACAATATGGTAACGAAAACCATCACTGAACAGCGTGCGGAAGTACGTATTTTTGCCGGTAATGATCCGGCCCATACCGCCACAGGCTGCAGCGGGATTTCCTCGGCAACACCGGCTCTGACGCCCCTGATGCTGGATGAGGATACCGGGAAACTGGTGGTCTGGGACGGACAGAAGGCAGGCCATGTGGTTGGCATACTGGTACTGCCGCTTGAAGGTACAGAGACGGTGCTGACGTATTACAAGTCGGGGACCTTTGCGACGGAGGCCATCCACTGGCCTGAGAGAGTGGATACACACAAAAAGGCGAATGCCTTTGCCGGCAGTGCCCTGAGTCACGCAGCGCTGCCGTAACATTTTATCAGGTCACTGCGGTAGCCTGACTGATTTCTGAATGAAAGGAACTGATTTATGGGATTGTTTACGACCCGCCAGTTACTCGGTTATACCGAACAAAAAGTTAAATTTCGTGCGCTGTTTCTGGAGCTGTTTTTCCGCCGTACGGTGAATTTCCATACCGAAGAGGTAATGCTGGACAAAATTACCGGAAAAACGCCGGTGGCGGCCTATGTCTCCCCGGTTGTTGAAGGAAAGGTGTTGCGTCACCGTGGCGGTGAAACTCGTGTACTGCGCCCGGGCTACGTTAAGCCGAAACACGAATTTAATTACCAGCAGGCGGTGGAGCGTCTTCCCGGTGAAGATCCGGCCCAGCTGAACGGCCCGGCTTACCGTCGCCTGCGTATCATCACCGATAACCTCAAACAGGAAGAGCACGCCATTGTCCAGGTGGAAGAGATGCAGGCGGTGAATGCCGTGCTGTATGGCAAATACACCATGGAAGGAGAGCAGTTTGAAACTGTTGAGGTCGATTTTGGCCGGTCGGTGGGAAATAACATTACGCAGGCAGGAGGGACGGAGTGGAGCGCTCAGGACCGCGATACCTTTGATCCGACGCATGATCTGGATGCGTACTGTGATTTTGCTTCCGGCACCATCAATATTGCCATTATGGATGGTAAGGTCTGGCGTCTGCTGAATGGCTTTAAGCTGTTCCGCGAAAAACTGGATACCCGTCGTGGCTCAAATTCACAGCTGGAAACGGCAGTGAAAGACCTGGGGGCGGTGGTGTCCTTCAAAGGGTATTATGGTGATCTGGCAATCGTGGTGGCAAAAACGTCCTATGTGGCAGAGGACGGTACCGAAAAACGTTATCTGCCGGACGGCACACTGGTACTGGGAAATACGGCCGCAGAGGGTATTCGTTGCTACGGTGCCATTCAGGATGCGCAGGCATTGTCTGAAGGCGTGGTGGCGTCTTCCCGTTATCCGAAACACTGGCTGACCGTGGGTGATCCGGCGCGTGAATTCACCATGACGCAGTCCGCGCCGCTGATGGTGCTGCCGGATCCGGATGAGTTTGTGGTGGTGCAGGTGAAATAATCCGTGAGCGGGAGCTAAATGCTCCCGTTTTTCATTCAATCAGGAGCGGGTATGGCTACGAAAGAAGAAAACCTGAAACGTCTTTGTGAGCTGGCTGAGAGGCTGGGGCGTGAACCGGATGTCTCCGGTAGTGCGGCAGATATTGCGCAGCGAGTGGCGGAACTGGAGGAAGAGCTTGGAGATGCGGGGGAGGTCGCAGAGCCGGATACGTACTCACCATCGAAAGATGATCCGACCGCGCATAAAGGCGAGTCAGTTCCTGAACAGCCAGGCATTGTTACCGGAGACGAAACGGGGCAGGTTACGGTGGTGGCACTGGCGACACTGCATACAAAATGTAATGGTTCAGTGATATTTGTTTCACCGGGAACGTCGTTTCGTGTTTCTGCTGAGGTGGCTGCCAGCATGGCGGCAGGTGGTCTGGCAAAAAGGCAGTAACAGGAGATGTCGTGGACGGTTTCGATAATCTGTTTGATGCTGCGCTTGCCGGTGTCAATGAAGTCATTCTCCGTGATATGGGGATCAGCGCCGTCATTACGTCCGGAGAACTTGAGGGGACACACCTGACAGGGGTTTTTGATGATCCCGAAAGTATTTCTTTTGTTGCCGGGGGGATCCGGCTTGAGGATTCCTCACCGTGCCTGTTTGTGAAAACGGCAGATATATCGCAGTTACGCCGTCAGGATACGTTAACTATCGGGGATGATTCTTTCTTTGTGGATCGTATTACTCCGGATGACGGGGGATGCTGTTATATCCGGTTAAGGCGGGGCAGTCCTGCCCCACAGAATAATGCCAGAATGAGGCGATATGATGAAGGGACTTGAGAATGCCATCCGCAATCTGAACAGCCTCGATACCCGCATGGTGCCACAGACCAGCGCATGGGCGGTAAACCGTGTGGCGGCAAAGATTGTTTCTGTCGCCACACGGCAGGTTGCGCAGAATACCGTTGCCGGGGATAACCAGGTGAAAGGTATTCCCCTGAAAACGGTCAGGGAGCGTGTCAGGCTGCTTAAAGCCAGCCCCTCAGGAAAAATGTATGCCCGCATGCGTGTTAACCGGGGTAACCTGCCCGCCATTAAGCTGGGTACCGCACAGGTCAGACTGGCCCGCTCCCGGCATGGCAGCAACTCACGTCATCGTGGCAGCGTACTGAAAGTGGGGAAATACCTTTTCCGGGATGCGTTTATTCAGCAACTGGCGAATGGTCGCTGGCATGTGATGCGGCGTATTGACGGCAAAAATCGTTACCCCATTGATGTGGTGAAAATCCCGA